TGTATCAAAAGTTACAACAGCTGAATTAAGAAGGGATATATTAATATTTGCAAAACAAAACCCTGGTGGTTTTATGAATTTATTAAAAGACCCAGCTCTTAAATTTAATGCTGATATTCAAAACATTTTAGATAAAAATCTAATACAGTTAAGAAACAATAAGAAAGAGGTGTGGTTTAACACAGATTCAAATAAAAAGAAAATGTGTAATATACCATACGGTGAAGACCCTTTATTTATAATAGGTTCTTACTTTCAAAGTGATGATGGTTTAGAGTCTTTTAAACATTTAAAAGCGTTAGCAAAAAATTCGTAACTTTGTGCTTTAAGTTTAACTATTAATTTTTTTACAATGACAAAATTTTTAAATATTCCAGTAACTAATGAGCAATACCAATTGGTAGCTATTAGTGATATTGTGTTAATAGAGCAAGCATCTACTACTACAGTAACAATTGCTTATGGTGGTGGAAAAGTAACTACGATTACTCATGCAACAGCAGGTGCAGGAGATGAAACGCAAAGAGATGCAATTCAAGATGCAGTAGTAGCAGCATTAACTACTTCATGGACAAACCCATCGTATAATGTAGATAACCTACCTTATGCAGTAAGTGGAATTGCAGTCGCATAAAAGATTTAATCCTTCCTTTACTATCGACAGCGAGAAAGCACCTAATTCCTAGGTGCTTTTTTATTTTATGTATCTTTGTAAAAAGATTTTCAAATGATAAATTCTGTAAGAAATACTGTCCTTGCTATTATCAATAAAAATAACTACGGATATATATCTCCTGGTGATTTTAATTTATTTGCTAAACAAGCTCAGTTAGATATATTTGACGAATATTTCATAAGATATAATCAGCAAATTAATGAAGAGAATGCAAGAATATCTGGAACGGGATATGCTGATATTAAAAAGGGATATGAAGAAGTTATAGACACTTTTTCAATCACATCATTCCTTACTCAAAAAACTCAAAACGTTTATTATGTTCCTTCAGCATCTACAACAGGTTCTGATTATTATTTACTAAATAAAGTATTGTGTTTTTCTGGAGGTACATTAAAAGGTGAAGCTGAAAAAGTAACTCATAGTAAAATTACTATGTTAAACAGTTCGCTTCTTACGTCTCCATCTAACACGTTCCCTGCTTATACTCAAGAAGCAGATGAAATAACAATTTATCCAAATACATTTAATGGAGTAAATGACATTCAAGCTCAGTACATAAGATATCCTTTAGACCCTAAATGGACTTATGTAACGTTATATGGAGGTGAACCATTGTTTGACCAAACACAAGCGGATTACCAAGACTTTGAATTGCCTATTGATGATTCAAATAATTTAGTAGCTAAGATATTGCAATACGCAGGAATATCAATTAGAGAAGCTGACGTGTTTCAATTTGGACAAATAGAAGACCAACAACAAAATCAAACTAATTTATAATTATGGGATATATAAATCAAAGAAAATATTATACTAATGATGGTGTAAATCCTACGGATGAAAATTGGGGTTCTTATCAATATGTTGGTTTAGAAGATATTGTTAAAAATTTTCAGTTAATGTATGCTGGAAACCATGAGTTAATTAACAATGAAAATAGATTTAAAATATTGTTTCATGCAAAACGTGGTATACAAGAATTAAACTATGATGCTTTTAAAGAAATTAAAAATTTAGAACTTCAAGTGTATGATGACTTAAGATTTGTTTTACCTGCTGATTATGTAAATTGGGTAAAGTTATATTTGTTAAAAGATAATGTCTTAAGAGAATTAACAGAAAATATTCAAGTACAATCAGCTGTCTCTTATATACAATCTGCTACAGCTTCATTTACTTATGATGGTGATGGTAATGCAACAGAGGTTGATTCAACTTTAGATACAGAAAGAAAAAACGGGTCATTAAGGAGTATATATTTAAATGATGAAATAGATGAGAATGTAAATCCTAATGTATATAATTATGACAGTGATATATACAATTATAGAATAGGAGCTAGATATGGTTTAAATACTGAAACAGCTAATATAAACCCTACGTTTACTATAGATAAAAAAGCTGGTGTTATTAATTTTGATTCCACTATGGCAAACCAACAGTGTGTATTACAATATATATCTGATGGAATGGAAAATGGTGATGACTCCAAAATAAGTGTAAACAAATTATTTGAAGAATATATATATGCTTATATACAATATGCTATTTTAAACAGTAAATTTGGAGTACAAGAGTATATCATTAATAGAGCAAGAAAAAATAAACAAGCTTTATTAAGAAATGCTAAAATCAGATTAAGTAACATTCATCCTAGTAGATTGCTTATGAATCTTAGAGGTGAAGATAAGTGGTTAAAATAAAATGGCAAACATTCAAAGAAATTTTATAGCGGGCCGAATGAATAAAAGCCTTGATGAAAGGCTTGTCCCAAATGGAGAGTATATAAATGCTGTAAATGTTAGGCTTGGTTCTACTGAAGATTCTGAGATTGGTGCTGTTGAAAATTCTAAAGGAAACCTTCCTTTAACAGAACTACAATATGTTGATGGAACAAAACTAAGTTCTCAAGCTAGATGTATTGGGGCATTTGAAGATGGAGCAAATTTAGTGGTTTATTGGTTTGTTCATGACCCTGCATTTACTCAAGGAGCTACAGGTAAATTAGATTTAATTGTTTCTTTTGACGTTGAAACTGGAGAGTTAATATATCACGTTATTAGTATAGACAATGGTGATGGTATAAACACAACTTTAAATTTTAATCCAAACTTTTTAATTACAGGTGTAGATAAAATAGATAATCTTTTATTTTTTACTGATAATTACAACGCGCCAAGAGTAATTAATATAAATCAAAATTATGGAGACCCTAGGCCTGCTGTACTTACAGATGATTTTAATGAAGATGAAATTTTAGTTATTAAAAAACCTCCTACAAGCGCTCCAACAATACAGCCATTTAACGTAGCAAGTATTACAGACGCATATTTGCAAGATAAATTTATTTGTTTCGCGTACAGATACAAGTATGCTAACGATGAGTATTCAGCTATTTCACAATTTAGCGAACCTTCTTTTGTTCCAGGTCCATTTAATTTTAGTTCCAATAGTTTTTTAAACGAAGGAATGATAAATACTAAAAATGCGTGTAATATTACATTTAACACTGGTAGCAGTAAAGTAACAGATGTTCAAGTTTTATTTAAAGAAGCGGATTCTAATGTAATTAAAGTAGTTGAAACTTTTAACAAACAACAAGAAGGGTTTACTAACAACCAAGATAGAACAATAGCTTTTACAGATAGAAAGATATTTACAGTACTACCTGACTCGGAAATATTAAGGCTCTACGACAACGTGCCTCAGCTTGCAAAATCTCAAACATTAATGGGAAATCGATTAGTGTACGGTAATTATTTTGAAGGATATGATTTAAAAGATAATTCGGGAGCTAAAGTAAACTTTACTTTTGTTGCAAATTTACTATCTGAGTTAATTACTTCAGAAGATTTAATTTCAGATGCTTTTATCGGCCCTGAATATACCTATGGCTCAACGGTATCAATTGATGATAGTGCTTTTTATGTTGATTTATCAACGCTTTTACCTTCGGGTATTTTACAACCTGAAAACAAATTAATACCAGGCGCTACACTTACTTTTGATATTGGCTACGGGTATTCTGCAAATGCTGTGACAGGACTTCCAACTCCAGTTCCGCCAGTTGCGACAAACTTTTTTACATGGTCTTATACTTTAATTGATAGTTATAACACGGTAGCTGACTTAGTAGCAAGTGATGACTTTCAAGAAAAAATAGGAACTGCAACTACTATTCAAACGGTGGCTAATGCTGGTAATGGAAGAACAATGACTGATGTTTTTAATATTAGTTTACCAGCTGCTTTTGATAATAATTTTACAAATTTACTACAATCAGGTCGAACAAATGCAACTCCATCCTCACCTTCAGCAGGTGAACCATTAGGAGTGTTACCACCTCCATTAGAAGGAAATGCAAATAGATTTGGAATACAATTAAATGCAGCTCAATACGCCGACCCAGTTTCTTTTTCATCAGTATATGCTTATTGGAGAGTTGTTGAGGTTAATGTAAGGTTTCAAGAAAGTCCTTCAATAGGAAGTTTACATAGTAACAGAGGATATGAAATTGGTATGGTTTATATGGATGACTATAATAGAGCTTCAACAGCTCAGGTTAGTCCTTTCAATTCTGTAAACTTACCTTGTAGTGTGTCATCTTCTCGTAATTATATTCAAGTAGATATACCTCCAACTCAAATTGCTCCATCGTGGGCGACTAAATATAAGTTTGTTATAAAACCAACTGCAACTAACTATGATACTATTTATAGTAATATAAATTATTATGACCCAACTACTCAAGCTAGTTATTTTTTATTAGATGGTGAAAGCGCTAATAAGGTTGAAACAGGAGATAGATTAATTGTTAAAGGTGATTCAAGAGGCGCTTTAAATAGATGTGTTTATGCAACTGTTCTTGAGAAACAAACACAAACTGCAGGGTTTTTAGAAATATTTGATTCAGCAGGAACTAAAGTAGATGTAGTTGGTGGAACGTATATGAAGATTAATGCTAGCAATTTTGCATCTGTCCAAGCAAATGATGCAGTTGTTGGTCCAACATCAAATAATGTAAAAACAGCAAATCAATCTTTTAAATACCCAGTTGTTGCTTATGAATTATTTACTACTGTAGACTACGCTTCTCCTCTAACAGATGTTTATGATGTATATGATGTTCCAGTAGGCACTAGAATAATTATGACAATTGAAATGACAAGGGAAGGAACAGGTAATAATCCATGTCAAAAAAGAAATTATTTATTAGAAAAAACATTTACAGCATCCAGGGATTATGATAATATGGCTAATTGGTTTACTGGTGATAACATATCTAGTGTTTTATCTTCTGGAACTCAAGACAGTGTTAATCCTATTGGAAATATATTTATAACTCCTCAAGTTTCTAATGCAGCATCGCCTTCATCAGGTAATAATAAAACAAATCAAGAATTAAGAGACGCAAACTTATTTGGTTCTACAGCAGGAGCACCTTCACAAAATTTTTATTACAGAATATATGAAGATACAAGTACTCAAGACCCAAGTGGAAATAATTTAATTTACTTATTAGTATCAGGACCATCGGGATGTGGGTCAGAAGATAATGAAAAAGCAAGAGTCGAAGTTAATTTTACAGTATATAGAGCTGATTCCACTTATATATTTGAAACAGAACCTGAAGAAGCTTTACCGGATGTATGGTATGAAAACAGTGAGTCTTACGACATAAGTAATGGTTTGCATTTAGGTAATGTTCAAAATCAAACTTCAACTCAATCAGGTA